AGCTACAACTCCAATAAACGCGCCAATTGTGCTGCCTACTAATCCTATAACAGCGACAACAATTTCATTTGACAAAATTATTCCCCCAAAATAAAAAATGCTTAGCTATTGCTAAACGATTTTTATAAAATTAATTTATATGTTACAAACTAAATGAACCATCACTCTTAGCAGTTAGTTTAACTACAGTACCAAGTCCAACTTTTCCTATTTTTGGATATGGATCATCCGTCGTCCATGTACAAGTTGCATATTGATTCCCTGTTTGTCCTGACATCAAGGTCACTCGATTTGGGTAAAGCCCGTTGCCTGGTTCAAGATGCATTTTCACTATTTTTTGATTGCTAGGCGTAGCAGTTGAGTTAACGGTAAATGGGATATTCCAGATTGCCCCTATATCTTCACCACCAGTGTTATAAGTAGCCCTGAATCCTTCTGGAATTTGTAACAAGACATTATTTTCCGGTTCAACATCAACTTTTGTCACATTCACACGCATATGACATGTAACAACATTTCCAATCCTTATACACGTTACTTCAAGTTGACTTACCACATTTGTATCTGGAGAACCTGATTGTTTATATACAAATTTGTCAAACTGTCCATTATCAACAATCATTTTGTTCCAAGTTGTCCAAGTAGCAGGACTACCTTGTCTACTCCTAATATACGTTTCGCCTTTATAAATATAAGTTTGATTGATGAATGTATTATCTGCATAAACGACTAAAGCACCATAAGCCGCACCCGAATAAGGTCTATTTGCGCCAGAAGCACCGAAGACGGTGTAAATTCCTTTGTCTAAAATTTCATCCCAGTCCTGCGCCTTAATCACAGTTTTTTTAGCAACTAATGATCCGTTCTCCATCTCTGTTTTACTTACATAACGAGAATCTGATTCTGTTCGTGTATAAAAGTCTGCTGCTCGCAATTCTTCTAATGCTGCATTCATAGCATCAGTAACTGTTTTTCCAATTGCTGTAATATTTGTCTCTACAGTTTTTCCTGCCTGATTAATCTTGTTTTCACTATCTGTAGCCACCTTTGAAATACGGCCTTCTGCATCACTTACTGTTTTATCAATTTGCGTTTGTAATGTATTCATCTCTGTTTTTATTGTTTCAATTCGCTTAACAACTGCACCATAATCAGTATCTATTTTTTCTAATGCAGATTGATAAGCTTCATTTAAAGCTTTAACTAATTTGTTGTATTCAGTAATTATAGTTTTTGCTTCTTCTGCATCAATGTCAGCATTTCCATAAACCGTAATCTCAAAATCATCAGTAGATTCTCTCTTGTCATTCTTCATGAAAGAAAAATATGCTAGTTCATATGAACCAGCTACAGCAAATGCCATATTGGGGAAAGTATAGGTAAATTCCCCGTTTTTTCCATTTGTGATCTCTATTCCATCAGAATCAAAAACTTTTGTTCTTTCTTCATGAGTTACGCCTTCAAAAGTAGCTACCCAGTCAGTCAAGTCAAAGGGAGCTCCATCTTTAAATATTTGAACCCTCATTGAAAAACTTTCTCCGTCTCCGACTCGACCATAAACAATTGGTCGCCCGATAGAATTTTTTGAAAGATCAAATCTTAATAAATCGCTCATGTTTCATAACCCTCCTCTTTTTGTTGTGTCAGTCTAACCTCTTCATAACCTTTTCGATACGCAACAAGGTTCCAACTAAATTCTATTAGCGCTGGGTCGCTTTTGACTACAAAATATTTTTCTTTAGTTTCTTCTACCCATATATTTCCTTTACTATAAGGAGTTAACATAACATGATAATTTTCACTTTCAGTATTCACCGTTTCTAAAAAAATAGGTTCAATATCTATTTTTATTTCACCATCAGAATCTGTAATTGCTTTACCATAGTCAGCAAAATAATATTCTGGCGTTTCGTAGGCGTTTAACAGTCGATGACCGTATGACAGTGTATCCACAAGAGAGTTTTTGGAACCAGTAACACTAAGATTTCCTGTGAAGCTTGTAGAAGTAGCGGATATACTAATCCTTCCTCCAGATGATCCTAATACTTTAGTATCATTATTCCCTATACTAAAACCATTGCTACTCACATTTAAACTAGGACTATTACTAGCTGTAGAAGAATAACCAAAGCTCCCAGGTGCAAAATTCAAACTATGACCATTACCAACAACATAAAAGTTATCTAAGTTTGCAGATCCTGACATATTATTTGTTGCGCCAAAAAATGTTAGAAATGCCTTATTAAGCTTTTTATTAAATATCGTAAAAGAACCTTCGTCTGAAACATCTAATCTAACATTTCCTTCTTTTTGATTAATTAAAGTAGTGTAAAATTTAAATATTTCTTTTCCATCACTATTTCGCGTCCAAGTTATTGCCCCATTGTCCTCTTTTAAAGAAAAGTCTTTTCCGATGGATGTAATAACTGAACCTGAAATTGTTACACCTTCAATAGCTATCGCTTTTAAAATTCCAGTATTTATAGCAGAGGCGTTTATTCCGTTAGCAGTTATTGCATTCTCGAAGCTTTTCCCCCCATCCGTTGAAATTCCGATACCCGCAGAGTTTAATATAACTATTTTATTTGAGTCATTCTTATCAATGGCAAGAATACCTGTCTTGGCATATTTCACTTCCGTTTGTGAATTGATTAAATCGGAAGTTGCTTGCTGGATTGCTGCTGTTAACCATTCATTTGGAATAGGCTTTATTCCGTTAGATATATCTGACCATGATTGAGCGTTACTAGCATCAGCTTGGTTCTTCTTATCAACTAAGTTTAGTGAATTACATGTTATATTATTTTCAATTAAATCCCCAGTAACATTAAAATTCTCAGTTACTCCAACAATTCTTATTTTTTGTTGAAAACCTAACTGTTCATTAACAGCCATAATGTAATCTCCTGGTTCAGGCAACCCATATTGATACCCGACTTTTCTCAAATCTTCTACGGTTAAATTAACAGAGATACTATAAGAAGATTCAACAATTTCCTTTAAATGTTCAAGAAAACTATCTTCTTTAGTATAGCGTTCGTCAACAATTGGGTCCGCCTCAAGCTTCCCATAAATTTCCGCTAATGGGCTGGTATATTCAACTATTAATCTTCCTTTAGTAACATCATTTGGGTCTTTGTACGCCCCAAATCCTTTCGCATACGTAACAAAATCACTTATATTGTGCTCTAACCCTAACTCTTGCATATTAAAACCTTTACGAACAATCGTTGATAAATCACTGCCTATCTTGTCAACGATGTAAAGGTTATTACCAATAATTTGAAACTCAGTGTTAGTACTATTTATAAAGTCATTAAATAACGCTAATCTATTTTTCATTCCAAAATTTTCTTTTTCGAATGCTGGTATAGTAGCAGCTAGTGAATAAGTAAAACCACTGTTTTTAAAAATAAAATCTAGATAAGCTTTTGCAGTATTTGAACCGTTTAAAGTATCATACACGCATGATTTACCCATTCTAAAGAAAAATTCATGTATGGCATCAAATTCAACAGTAATATTATTTCCATAATCAGTTGGCATGGCATAAGTTAAATAGTATTTTTCATTTTCAAATTCTACTTGCCAACCTCTGTCTATTCTGTGAAGGACATCATTATTAGTATATATAGTACCGCTAATTGATTTTTCACCATTTAGGCTTCTAACGAAAGATATATCTGCCAATGCAATAAAAGTATTTCCATCTGTATCTATGAATTGAACCATCACTACTTACTCCTTATCTATATAAGTCAACTTTATTCAATATATTTATTTCTACTTCACCAATGTTAAAAGATGTAGAAAACGGTATAAAACCAACCTCATTTGGCTTTAAAATAAAATATTCAATATTTGTCTGATCATTAATATTTAAACCATTAAGAGTGAAAGATGTTCCTTCTAACAAAAATTTATCGCCGGATAAAATATTTCTTTTACCAACATACTTAAACTCTCGTTCATCAATAGATAATTTAAATTCAGCCCCTAAATTTTTTTTTGCAATAATTTGCACTTTCCATGGCCATTCTAATTGACTGCAAGGAACAGTACCGCGATATTCAATCATTTTAGAATTTGTTATTTCTATATCATCAGGGATGGTAATTCCAAATGGTAAATCTACCGTCTTAAATGTTAGTGATACTTCGTATAGAAGGCCTACATCACTAAAGCCTTGAAAATCATAATTGATTTCTCCGTCTAATAACACTTTATATCTATAATGATATTGACGTTGCTTATCAACTCTCAACATATCGAAACCTTGCTTTTCTCCAGGTCGCTCATAACCATATAAGCTTTGATTAGTATACATTTTAGTTATATAAAATGGTTCTGTGTCTGCAAAAGTACCATTCAATTTATCTTTCATGTACTCATCTTGAAGTTCATTTTCTACATAATAATAACCACTCACAGTGATTTTTTTCTCACTATGAGTGGCTCCCAAAAATAGACTTCGGTTAGTTCCGTCTATTTTTTTAGTATTAATTTCAACAATAGAATTAGTGGAATTAATATCTATCACAAGGACACCTAGGGAGGACATCCTTGTAGATAAGTTTTCCTTTTCTATTTTTAAGTCCATAGTGTCCTCCTCTATTTCTTGTTAACCAAATTAACTTTATTTTGATTTCTTGCTTCTTTTTGTTTAACAATTGTGTATATTTTATCTCCAACAAGTTCGGTATGAACTTCAAATACTGGTTCTTGTAATTGACTAGTTTTAACTTCTTCGCTTAATTCATTCATAGATGAAGAAAGCTTATTAGAGACATTTCTAGTATCCGCCGTTAAAACAGAATTTGCTTCATATTCTTGTGATTTTATTGATGTTGCATATGCTAACGCTTGTCTATCAACTTGCTTTTGCATTCTTGACATGCCGTTAACTAAACCCATCCCAACAAATCCCCCAATTTTATCGGTAACACGTGATGGCGAATGAATATCCAGTGCTTTCCTCATAGTACGGGCTACGTTACTAGCTATATTACTAGCAGTTGCGTAAATAGAACCCGCAGAATTTGCTAAACCATTTCTCAAACCTATACCTGCATTATAACCGATATTAGAAAGCGTTGAAGTCAATCCACTAAAAATGGAGTTTATTCGACTCGTGGAAGAAATCATTATGCTTGTCATTGAATTCATGCTATTCATAACGGCACTATTCATTCTATTCATACCATTTTGAACATTATTTGCCATTGAATTGAATGCTTGAGTATTTGCAGAATTTATCCTACTGAATCCCCCGTTAATAGTACTAACAACACTATTCATTGTACCTGTCACATTTGACTTCATTGAGTTCATGGACTTCGTTACATTGTTTGACATCTGTGAAATGTCTTGCGAAGATTTATTATTAATATTTTGTGTATTATTTGATACATTTTGAAACATTTGGTTAGAGGCACTAGAAGCTTGTTGGGTAGCTTGATTCATATTAGTGCCAACAGCATTCGCAGTACCAGAGGTAGCCTGATTAACATTAGATAAAATACTATTATAGTCACTAGAGACACCATTTAGTGCACTATTAGACTCTTTTGTTGCAGCATTTGCTGCTTTAGTTGAATTTGAACTTACTACACTATTAAGGTTATTCATCGTTCCTGATACATTTGTAGCTAGTAGATTATAGTTTGAAGACGTACCATCTTTAGCTGCATTAGAAGCATTAATTGCATTGTTTGAGGCTTGTGTACTCAAATTACCTACATTTAAATTCATGTTGTTCATTGAATTAGCAACATTTGAACTTGCTTGTCCATAAGATGAACTCAAATTTGTAGCAGTAGTAGTAGCATCATTTGATACTTTTGAGCTTGTTTCAGATGACTTACCCGTTATTGTGTTCCATAAATTTGAAAACCCATTTTTAATACCATCCCAAGCTCCTTTTAAAACATTAGGAATAGCCTCTAAAATAGCACCAGCAAGAGCTTTAATAATATCCCACCCAGCAGCAATAATTTGTGGTAGCATCTGGATTACCGTGCCAATCAACGTCATAATGATTTGTATTCCCGAAGAAACGATGTTTGGCAAATTCTCAACAATACCATTAACCAAGGCCATAATAATTTGCATTGCTGCGTCTAGAATCATAGGTAAGTTTTCTACAATAAAATTACATAATGAATTTATAATTTGGACTGCTCCATCTAAAAGCTTAGGTATATTATCCATTAAACCTTGGATTAATGTTAGAATCGCGTTTAATGCGACAGGTAAAATTTGTGGCAATAATTGAGTAAGACCATCAATTAAATTCTGAAGAATCTGAATACCCGTATCTATAATTTGAGGTAGATTTTCCATTACAGAATTAACAAACGAATCCAAGATTTTTTTCACTGATTCAACTATTTTTGGTATATTTTGAATGATTCCTTTAACTATATTCAGCAAAAGTTCCATTCCCATTTTTAATAATTCAGGCAATGCACTTGCTATGGAGCTCAAAAATGAAGTAATAACTTCTAACGCTGAATTTATAAGAGACGGTGCATTTTGCCCCACACCTTGTACAAGACTTCCAATAATTTTCATACCTGAATCTATGATTATTGGAATCATTGTAGATATAGCACTAGCTAGTTTAGCAATTAATTCAGTGCCACTTTGCATAAGTTGTGGCAATTGTGAGGTAATACCATTAACAAGATTAGTTATAATTTCTGGGCCTTTTGTAGTTACCGTCTTTAATAATTTGTCAATTTGTGCTCCAAATTGATTATTGATTAGTCCCAATCCAGCTATAACTAATCCTAATATAGCTGCAGGTCCTATAGCTGATAAAGCTACTTGCATGATAGTTCCCATTGCAGAAGTCATGCCACCTAAGGCTCCCATACCAACAGAACTTGCCATGGATAAGCTACTTCCTATTTTAGGAATTAAACCTATCAAACCTGTTAATCCAGAACTAAACATTTTGAACGGTCCGCTTATCATACCTCCTAATATTCCTGAAAATGCTGAAAATCCGCTTGAAAGAGATGCAATTGCAGGAACTGCTTTACTGACTACTAGCGCGCTTCCCAATACAGCAGCTATAGGTAATAGTCCTTGAATAGCACCTTTTAAAGCATCAATACTTTTTTTAGACAAATCAGTGCCATTGATAAAATGGTTTAAAACATTTGTAGCAACATCTACTGCTGCAGATATTTTATCCATATTAAAATCACCAATTTTATCTGTTAATTTGCTGACTGCTTCTATCCCTACTTGAGACAGTTGATCAAAAGCCGGTTGTAATTTATTGGTGATTGTTTCCTTTAAGCCATCCATTGCTTGACCGACAGTTTTATATTCGGTAGCCATTTTTGAAAACGTTTCGTTTGTACCAGTTTTAGTTATTGCATCAAAGAAATCTTGAGTAGCAATTTTCCCATCTTGAACCGCAGTCACCATTTCAGAGGTTGACATGCCCATAGTTTTAGCAACAGCTGCAATACCCGCAGGAGTTTGTTCTAACATCAATTTAAAATCTTGCCATTGAACCATCGGTTTAGCAGCCATTTGTGTAGCTTGTTGACTTAGCGTTGTCATCGCTTGTGTCGGATTTTCAGCTGCCGCAGCTAATCCACCAAAACCCATAACCAATTTGTCAGTATTTTTTATTCCTACAGCTGCTAATTGACTATATGTAGTAGCCATTTCAGAAGCAGAATAAATTGTTTTAGTGGCAAAATCCTGTAGCTCTTTTTTTACAGATGCTATTTCATCTTTTCCTTTACCAATATTTTCCATATTAGCATTGAAAGTTTTCCATGTAGCTGAGCCTTGGTTCAAGTCACCTATAATTTCTTTAAATCCGCTAGAAAGTGCTGATATGCCTTTTTGAGCTACCGCGTATGCTGCACCAATACCTATGATTTTTTTTACTAAATCATCTGTTGCTGATCCTGCTTTATTGGTTCCTGAAACCATCTTATTTAGTGCGTTAGACGCTTTTGATCCAGCACTATTAAACGCTCCAGTTAATTTCGAACCTATATTAGTTCCCAAAGTAGTAATTTTTGAACTTATTTCACTAGCACTTGATCCAACAGCTTTAAATGCACTTTTAAAAGGCTGTGGTATTTTAGAAGCAACTGTCGAAAATGCTTTACCAATTATTGATGTTTGTTGTGATAGTCCAGCTCCCATTTCTTTAGCTGAACTTACAACCGCATTCTTGGCAGCTGACATCCCTTTTTTAATTGGTTGTGGTATTTTTTCGCCGATTCCAGCAATTACACGTTGAATACCGCCGCCAGCTTTTTCAAATAATGCAACAGTTTGCGGTAAAACTTTAGAAACGCTATTTAGCATCGGATCAGCTAACTTACTCATAATTTGACCGACTTTTTGAGTAGTACTCATAGATCCGCTTTGTAATATGTTAGCAACATCATTCATAGTTTTATTCGCTATAGATGAAACTTTATTCATTGCAGCATTATATTGCGACAAATCAGCACCGATAACAGCGTTAATAGCACCTTCAAAAGCCATTTACTCACCTCCACTTTTTATTTTTGAAATAGTTCATCACTTCTTTTGCCTTTTCCACACGATTGTATGTTTCTTCCTTTTCGTTTGTCGTAGCAAAAATAGATTTTATTTTGCGTTCAATTTTTTCTTTATCAAATACTTTTTTTATTTTTGGCTTCTTTGCATTCAAAACATATCTTAAAGTAAACGCATAATGGGCTTTTTGTTCTTGTTCATCTACACTTTTCAAAGCTAATCCTTCTAAAATCGCTTCTAACTCCCACTTATAACAAGACATAATTAATGGAATATCCACTAATCCTTGCCTAGCACAATTCACTATGAGATTTCTTTCTTGATTCGATCTGCTAAATCTTTGACCGCTTTTGCTTGTTGCTCTGGATTTTGAATCTCTTCGGTCGGTTGTTGGCTCTTCAAGTAATCTGCTGCTTTCTCTAGATTGTTGATATATTTCTTCAATTTCTTCACGAAAAAACCAGAATCCAACATTTCTTGTTTAAGTGTTTCAAATACCATGCTGTATCCTTCTTCTTCATCTTCAAAAGTTTCCACAAAATCCTGAACAGACTTCGCAATGTCTTCATCTGTTACTTTATCTTTTGAAGCCAGCTTGATAATATCAAAAAGCGCATCATCATCTTCTTCTAGAACTTTTACAAAAAGAACACCTGCGCCATCATTTTGTGAGTTACCTTGAGCATCTTTTGTACCTAGCTTTTTATTAGCTTTAAATAACATTCCATAATTAAACTTAATTTCTAATTGTTTCCCTTTTAATTCAACTGCAAATGACATATATTATTTCCTCCTGTTTTAGCCATTTTTATAGCTTCTATATATTTTATAGTTGCTTTATCTTTAGCCATATTATCTAACCTATCTTCAAAAGGACTAGTATTAACATATTTTCCTTTAAAAAATAAATCTTTATCTTTTTCAGTTACACCTGCATTGTGTAATATTTTTGTTTCGTACCATTTATTGACTGGATCAGTTGGCCAGCAAAAATTTAATTCTTCATCGATTTTCGGGCCTATGTTAAAAACTAACATATTCCATAATTGAGCCCACATTTCCGCAGTCCAAATTTGAATATTACTGTCTTGGTAATTTAAATACTTGAATAAACGTATTGAATCACAATAAACCTTTTCCCAATATTCTTTTTTCGGATTGGTTATAACCCATTGAGCCCCACCTGAATTACTATTAATTGTTTCAAGTGATTCAAGATTGACACCAACTATACCGGACATCTCCTGCAATATTTTGTCTCCATTTTTGCAGCTACGTATATAATCAATATTTAAATAGCCATTACAATCTGAACAGTACCAAACATCCTCTTTCAAATTAAACTTGTTGAAATCAATCAGTTCTCTAAAAATCACATCTGAGTCCATATAGAAGTATGTTTCTTTTTCTCTACTAGGGTCTTCTTTTAAATATTGCCACCACAAATAAGGCTTAATCGAAGGGATATAGCTTTTATCCCTTCGATTATCCTCATAAGTATGCACTGTTACACCATACTCTTCTTTAAAATACACAGGAATTGATGTATCATGTTTCGAAAAAAGCAATACGATGTCTTCAATTCCTACTTTTTTTAAATTAGTAAGACACACTTCTAATTCCCATTTAAATCTTTGAATCGCAGGCTGACATAATAGGTATTTCATTTTAATTACCTTTGAGTTGTCGTTGTGGTTGTTGTAGGTCTTGTAGTGGTTGTTGTTGTTCCATTATCAATATTGCTATAATCACCAGTAGTTTCTCCTGGGCGTTGGAATTGATACAAACTTTCGACCATTGCAACGTCTTCATCTGACAAAGGAAATGTTCCGTCTTGCAATTTCCCTACAATATTTAATGTGTAGCTAATTTCAACTAAATCTTCTCCTTCAGCATATTCTAATTCGTCAGGGATACCATAACCAAATTTAGCTGGATAAGCTTTAGTTCCGGCTCCTTCTTCCGTTGCAAGAGTATCGTCAACAACAACTCGCCATACTTTAACAGAATGTCCATTCTTTTTGGCTTCTTCAATAACATCAATTGATTCATCATCGGGAGCAAAGTATTGTGTCAATTCAATACTATGTTCATCAGTTGACTTTAAAATTATACGCCCCATTTTTGTTTGTTCATCGATGTTGTCACCGCCAATAGTTGTAGTACCATCTGTTTGAAATGCAGGCAAGAGAGCTGGAGATCCAATTGGTACTTGTGTGCTTTGAATAAAGTACCAAACACGGTTTCCTCTAATAGGTGTTCCTTGGAATTTTTTAATTCCGTTATTTACTGTTTCTGGCATATGAATTCCTCCTAAAAAATATAATCAGATATTTTAAACACGACATGATAAACTTCTCTACCAATAGTGTTATCAGGTCTAATATTTGTACTAATTTTCTTTGTTCGTAGAGCAGATTTGGTTTGATATATTACATCTTCGACTTTTGCTCTACTATTTACTGGATAAAATAAATCTATTTGTAAATCAGTGTTCACTATTGCAGCACCAAATTTTGCACTTTTTGTATCATCGTCAAAGTGATTGCCAATAACATAAAAAGGCTCAATAATTTCTGGCCCTGGAAGTTTATAGTAAATAGGGATTCCCGTTTTATTTAATTTTTCAGAAATCTCTTTTAAAAATTTAGTATTTGGGGCATGTTCCACTTCATTTACCTCCAACTATCTTTTGTAAATTCTTCATTAATGTTGGATATTCTTCTTTAACAGCAGGATACAAGAAAGGTTGAGCAGCCATGAAACGTGTTCCTTCTTCGATGAAAATTGAATAGTTAGCAGGCGAGTCTATACTTACACACATTCTGTACATCATATATGAATATATATTGTTTCTTAACCATCCAGTATCTACCGGTGCTAATTGTTTAGCCCTTTTCTCAACTCTAAATCCTGATTTTTGCAATTCTTTATGAATAGACTGTTCTGTTTTTTCTTTTTGCTTCTTAACACCCCGAACAAATGCCTTCAGTCCAACAATTTGAATAACTTTGCTCATGTTAATATTACAACTGTTGAATTGCGATGAAACTTAACATCAAAAATATTTTTAGAAATACCGTCTATATTAATTTCATCAAAGAAGAAATATCCCTGTAAATGAACTTTAAGTGCATTCTTATTGTATTTTCCAAAGAAAGCTATTTGTTCATCAAAAGAAATATTATGGATACTACAAGGTACTGTTCTAACTTCTTTTGAAATGGCTTCTTCTCCTAAATACCCTTCAGTAGTAATATTCTTAACTATTTTACAACGATGGTTATAAATCATGGTAAAAACCTCGCAATTCCTTTACCAGCTCTAATTTCAGGCTTGGTATACTCGTCTAAAATGTTCAAATATTCATCCAAATAACTCTTTTCCCAAGTAAAAGAACGACCTTCTTCGCTGTCAGAACTTGTCCCTTCACTATTTCTTTTGTTGAAACGTTTAATTGATACATCTCTCAATATATAGTTCAAACTATCAGGTACAGCATCGTACTTATCTGTTCCATTTTTTTGAGCATATTGATTCAAGACAGATAAAATACGTTCTTCACTGTCTTGAATCACTAATGTTAACAATTCATCTTGGAGTTCGTCAGAAATGCCTAACAAAACTTTGATTTCCTTCAGACGATCACCGTATTCTTTTTCTGTCTTTCCCATATCAGAAACCTACTTTACCCTTGTGTCGTAGTAGTCGTTGTTGTTGGTTTTGTCGTTGTCGTTGTTGTTTCACCACTAATTGTTGCTTCTACTACACCTTCTGGAATTTCAGGGAATAATGTTAAAGCATTCATAAACAATGATTCAAATGTTGCATTTCGTAGAGTACGTCCACGAGTCGCTGAAATAAAACCAGTTTCATCAACAAAGTCCACAAAAATATCACCTAAATCAGATGCCTTCATATCCAAGTATGCTAATACGATATTGTCAACGGCGGTAGAATAAACCTTTCCTTCTGGGATTGCGTTTAATACAATAACGTTTGTTGCACCTAGAAAGTTTTTCAATAAGGTCATACCAAATACATTAGATGCATCTGCTAAGACTTTTGTATCCCCTAAGTAGGTTGCTACATCCATAGGATTTACAAAGGAAACAAATTGAGCGCCATCAAACTCTTCGAATGTACTTAGTTTCCCCCATGATTGTGCTAACGCTTTTTGTAACCCTTCAGCTGGAATTTTAGTAGGAGCTGTCCCTAAAAAATTAACAAATTGCGTTTTAATTCCACCTTGAATTTGGCGCAATAATTTTTCGTCAGATTGATCAATCGCAATAGATGCTCCATGACGAGCAATTGCTTCAGCAGTTACTGCACGGCGCCATTTATTAAATGTTACTGTAAATGATTTTCCTTTAGCTCGAGTTACTTTGGATAAAGGAATATCATCGCCTTCCGCAACATTTCCATCTTTTAATGACGTTGTCCATTTGTACATTTGAATTTTCATATCTTTAGATAAAGGTTCTAACCGTGTTACACCTAATAACTCTAATAATTCTTTGATGCCTTTCTCAAAACGATTCACAAAATCAATGGATTTAATTTCTCCTAAATCGTCCATTTTTGTAAGGTCTGGTTCTGCCGCAAATAGTTGCAAATCCATTTTTAATAAACGTTCTTTATTAGTTTTTGACATATTTTTCATAAGTTATTCCTCCTAGAATAAATCTCTATTTTGAGCAATCATTCTTTGACGCTCTTTAGAGTCTTTAATTTGCATAATTTCAGCTTTAGTCATTTGACCACCGTTATTGCCTACTCGTGTCTTATTTTTGCTAGCAAGGCGCTCGTTCACCTTTGCTTCTACAGCTTTATCCCATTCATCACGAAATGCCTTTACATCTTCCAGAATTTCTTCAGCTGTTTCTCCGGTAATTCTATGGGCAAAATCAGAAGGCATACCTTCGGCTTTTAACTGATTTCCTTTTTCAACGAACAGTTGCTGTTTTTGGAACTCAGCCTTTTGTTTTTCAAACTCTTCTTTTTCTTTATCAAGAATAGCTTGTTGTCGCTCTTTTTCTGAAAGTTTCGCTAAACGAGCGGCTTCATTCTTTTGTTCTTCTAAATCTTTTTGCCAACGTGATTTTTTACTTTTGATAATCTCATCAACATCTTTATCGTCTTTTAATCCGAACTTTTCTTTAATTGAAGTCAGCTGTTCTTCATCTAGTTCATCGAGATTCAATGATTTTTGTTCATCTTCATTTTGTTGCTGATGATTATCTCCTCCACCTGAACTATTTCCATTATCTGCAGCAAAAAATTGTAATTGCATTGGTAATAAATTACATGTTTTCATTTGACTTTCTCCTTCCATAGCTTTTATTGAGAATCAATGCTTGCTCATTTCCGTAGCTTTTTTTGTCATCCACGCCTGGACAAAATAAAAAGCCGTTTAAAACGACTCAACTTCTAATTCTTTGTAAATGTTTAATAATTTAGGAAACTGAATAGCAATCCAATCAACGATTTCTTCATTTCTTGGCCATTCTGCGTTATTGTCTAATCCCGATTCAAATAAAATAGCATGGATAATTTCATGGCGTATGGTTCTAGCTTCATATATATCAATTTCTTGAAAATTATCTGGATCTCCGTTATCTAACTGATTAATAAAAATTTCTTTGGTCGTAAAATCAGTGACACCGTCTGCACCGCGCATAAAAGGCTTGTCTGCTTCTGTTGTCTCTTTATAAATTGTGTATTCTACGCCTAATACATTAACTTTTGCTTTTTCTTTCATTACTATTTTCCTTTCTCAAATGCTCTTCATAATCAGAGTCAAGGTAATCATATGGATCTGGTGGTACTTCTTTTTGTTCGTAATGAATTCCTGTCTTAATCAGCATAATCGTTATTGCTAGTGAAAACCCTAAGAAAGGCATGCCAATAATTAAAGCAATAAATCTTAGCAACATTTTAAACATCCCTCAATTCTTTTTTACTTGGAATGATCGTACTTCGACAGTTCACGTGCATCGGTGGTGCATTTAGACCAGGTTGAAAATCTGCTAATTTAAAGACGTCACCGTTTAGACCTTTGCATATTTCGGTAGTGCGATTGTCAATATGAGCAAGGTATTCATATTCAGTGAAACCAGCATCTATATAGCGTTTTGCCGTAGCATTATTGATAATATTCGTTCCATCTGTACGAATGATTGCTTCAGCTCTTGAACGCGCTACATTGTATTTTTTTCTTAACTCCCTTGCCATTTCAGCAGGGCCCAATCCTCTTACAAATCCTTTAACTAAAGTATTCCTCAAGTCATTAGCTAAATCATCTACATTTCCCCAAATACTTTGCGAATAGTTTTTTCCATTGAATGGTGTATTCACTAATTGTTCTAAGGTAGGTAGATTTAAAGTACTCGCAGAATTTCCACCAGATATTTTTCTATATGCGTACTTCGCGACTTCTTTCAAATAGTCATTAAATGATTGTTCAAGATCACCGCGCATCACACCTAATTGATAAAGCAAGTCTAGCTGTAACGCCTCTAATCGAGTGACTTTTCCAGCTCTATATTGTTCATTTAAGCGTTTCAATAATTCCGGGTCTTTTTTAGCCGCTTTGAAATATTTCTTGGCATTCTCTCTATAATCACTTAAGTCCTCCCTCATGAGCCGTTTTTTTGCTTCTTGCATAGAGATTCTATTTTCTTTAGCATACTGAGTATAAAATTTATATATCTCTTTCTGGATGTTCTGGCGATTTTCTGTGTATATAGATTGTAATTCATCGAAGAAATCTAAATCCGTTTTATCAACGTAAGCCATGATTTCATCCATACGCTTTATCCAATATTGCTGTGAAGTCATTCAATCAGCCCCTTAATTTGAAACGCCAGTCAGAATGCCAATAGTGAATCTTAAAGCCTGATTTTCATTAAACCCCTCATCTAAACATTTATCAAAAAGATATTTTCCCTGCTTAGCAATAAATTCTAAACTTCTTTGCGTTTCGAAAAATGTAGCTTCAAGTGTTTGATTATTCTCATTCATCTTCATTAATTCCTTTAGCTGCTTCTCGTTCATCGTCGTCATTCCCCATTTCATTCTTATTCACTTCAGGCCTTCGTGGTTCTGGCTTATCATTTGTTTCTTCCTTAATACGTTTTAGTTCGACATCGGGATTGACACCCGTTACTGTAGACAATATTTCAAATAGTGTTTCATCTGAAACTTGTCCAACTAATTGACTAGCTAATGAAACAATCTCGTTATCTGATTTAGGAACATTCGCAGTAAATATAATATTCGTATTATTAATATCATTGTAAGCTGTTGAATCGTTCCCTTTTATTTGCCAAATATTAATAGCTAGGCGCAATCGTCTCATCAAACCTTTTTCAAATAAGCGCTGTTGCATAACCCGCCGATTATCCGCAGCCATTAACTTGTATTTCATACTCTCACCTGATTGTGTACCACTGAAATTGGCATCCAATGTATCTGGTGTAAAAGTAAATCGTAAAATATCATTAACCAATCTTTTCTTATAAGTCTCTGCACCTTCTGAGTCATATTCTTTTATGAGATATTTTGCATCAGGTTCTGATCCGTTTGGATTTGGATTATCATCTAAAATCATTATTCGTGCTTTTTTGAAAGCTAAAGAAACAGCTAACCGTGAATTAGGAACAATATTACCATCTTCATCTAAGTCATTTTGAGCAGTCCCTGTGTATGGATTTCCTTTGATAAGCAAAATAGCGTCCATTGTGTCCTGCTGATAATTAGCTAACTCAGATTGAGACAAATCATAAGCATCAATTGAATCTAAAACAGGTTCGTATGCACCTGTACGGTCTTCATTATTTGCGAATTCATTAATAGGTACGCCATTAAACGCATAATCTTCAAAGTCTAATAATGTCAATCCCTTTTTATTCTGGTTGTCATTGACATAGATGTATAACATGTCAGATGTATAAACGTTTATAAAATCCTTACGCACCCCATCGCCATAATCTATTGAATAATAATAAACACCAAATAAAGAATTACTGTCAGTCGTATCATCATATACAATGAATGTCTGCTCTGGGTTTAATTTAACTAGTTTTACAAACGCTTGTTCATCTTGTAAAGCAATTGTTTCCAACTCGTAGGCTCTGCCATAGATTGACAAATCGGTTTTGATAAGTACGTTGTGATAGGCTTCGTTGTTTTGCTTATTGAAGTCATCGATTTTTTCTTGCAGTTCATCATTTTCATTTTTGTACTGGACCGGCTGTCCCAACATATAGCCTTGCTCAAAAATAGTGATATATCTAGCAAAATCACTTGCTATTCTATTGTCGGCAGCGTATTCATCAGTTTTTGGAGGACGATATTTGATGTTATTATCTGCTAAGTAATAGCGTTTAAGCTCTTTTAAACGTGGCACTTGTTCAGCAAGATGTCGATTAACAAATCTTTTTAGTTGAGTAATCCATGTTTCACTATCAAATTCTAGGCTTTCAAAATCTTCCTGTGCCATTCTAAAAACCGCATTCGCATTTTTATGATACCTGTGATTTCTTAAAAACGTTACTTCATTCTTTTTATTCACTTTTTCATCCCTTTCTTTATCCAAAGAAGAACTTGGCAGCGTCCATACGTTCCTCTAATGATTGTGGATTCTTCAAGCTTAAGGTCCTAAGGAGACTGGCCGCGCTGTCTGGTGCATCGTCATGTTCTGCATTTTCTGTATAGTCCAAAATTTCGGCAATGTACTCTTTATCTGTATCTTCTAACCAAATAATCAAGTGCCAGTACTTACGCAAATAAGTAGATATTTTAATAAATTTATTCATAGATTCATGATATTCAGTAACAAACTGACCGCACTCACGTAAATTCTTAGCTAAGTACCCTTTGTCTCCGTTCGTTTCTGTGTGGAAAGTTCCTGCCTGGTAGTGTTGATGCAATCGCAAAATTTCAGGCAAGCAATCATCCACATGTTTCTGCCACTTCCTACCATATCCAATAATTGTTCCATCTTTTTGTTCTTTGAAGATGGTTAAGGCTGTGCTGTCATCGCCACCATAAGCCGCGTCGATGTGTGCTACACCGTTATAAATAAGATTAATACTGTCGGTATAGGTTGGTGCAGTAAATAGCGATTCACTGTCAGCAATATGTTTTAGCTCATAGTTTGCCGCAAATAATGATGGTGTCATTGCTTGTTGCAATGCCTGACGTTGTTCTTTGTCAATTAATCCTGTTTCGTAACAATCGAATTTCTTGACGTTAGGCATTTTAGAGATTGCGTCTTCTTTGTGCCATGGTGTACCTGTGTTAATAAAACGACCACCGCGATTTTTAACGTTCTGCAATTCTTGATACTGAAGTTTCGTTCTCTCTCGTTCAGCTCGACTGACTCGGTCTTTAATGTTAACAATGTCATCAGTAATAACGATGTCCGCATGTTTACCAGTCAGAGAAGCGTATATTCCCATACCGAGTAATTGAGAGGTTCCTCGGCTAGATGTTTTTAAGTTGGTATCTATTTCCGTGGTGGTCTCTTTCAAAAGCACTAATTCAACGCCATATAATGCAAATACAAGCGTTTTAAAGTATTTGCTAGATAAAACCTTAGCCACTTGTAAAATAATCTCTACGACGTCAGTATCAGTCTTACGTAAGAAGATAATGTTTTTATTTGGAAAAAGAACCATCAACAATGCAATTGCAATCGCCAAGGTAGTTGTTTTAAATGAGCCACGATGAGCCAATAACGTTTGATCGTCTTTCTCAAACAAAAAAGACTTTAACCAATCATTGTGCAATTCTCCTAAATCGTTAAACCCCACTAAATTTCCAAAAATTACCGGGTTCGTTTTGATTAGGTTCAAATATTTTCGCTTTTTAGGGCTCATGTAGAATCATCCTCGAAAAACTGCTCGATTTCGACTGCTGCATCGGAAATATTAAGCGATCCTGAAACCTCGGTTTCTCTTCGATCTCTCCACTCATCAGGCTTTCTGTTCTTAAGCCAGAAAATTGCGGATGTAGGGTTGGGCGCCACTTGTTTCGTTACTTTTTTGGTTACTTCCATGCCCGCTTCTGTTAATTCTTTTGTAACTTCGGTGTATTCATAACCCACCGCACTTTTAAACAGTGCATTTTCAACTTGACGATCTACAACTTCTTTTCCTCTTTTGAGGGCGGAAGAAATGGAAGAAAACCTCTTTTTCCAATCGGTAAATGTCCGTTCGGATACTCCAACATTTTGTGCGATTTGCTTATCGACGAGGCCATCTCGTGCCCACCCTTCGATTTTAATTAACCCTTCGTCAGTCAGCCACTCTGTGTACTTTGCCATGACCTCACCTCCTATGTAATTTTATGTATAAAAAGAGACACCCAGCAAGTGGATGCCTCTCGTGAAGGATAGAAACATCTATTGACGTTTCCTAATTTATTTAAGTAGCTATGCTACCTATTGGCGTGACAGGATTCGAACCCGCATCTTATCTCACACGTAATCAGTTGCA